GTGGAACTTCCCTGCGTAAAATTAGGTATAACTGGCACAGCGTAACAAGGAGCAGATATAACAAAGCCAAGAAGAAGAAGCCTCCTCATTCGATAGTAAGATCAACGACAAACTGACCTGTTATTACGATACCCGTTCCAGTCCCAGGTGTCATTGTAATATTATGATTATCTATTGCTACTGCTGCTGTTCCTACACTTCCTGCACTTGTAGAAGTCAAATCACTAAAGTTTGGCACAGTACCTACTGTAACTGCACTACCTGGTGTAGCATCTCCCTCTACATAGGATTGAGCAAAACTGAAAGCTTCTCCTGATGTTGCTTGAGTTGCAGAAGGGAATGAAATGCTAGGAACTCCGTTAGTTGCAGAACCAAAGCCACCAATAGTAGCTGCTGAGTTTGAATCTACAGTTGTGACATTATTACCGCTTATGCTGTAACTAGATCCGATCTTATCTGCTGTACTTGCAGCCGATAAAGATTCAAATTTTACAGATGAACTTATACTGTGATTCATGTCCGCATAAACTGGTGCGGAAACCATAAATAAAAAAGGAAGTAATCTTTTCATTTGATACCTACTTTGTTGTTCTTATTATCCACTATAACTGATTTTTTTCCGTTGCCATTCTTACCTTTTACAGACACCCCGTAGCTGCTTGCGATATTCCCGACCAGTCCAGCAGCAAAAGTATCCAACCTAATTTTTTCCATATATCCAAGAGTCATTACGGATAAACTCCAACCGAGAATAATAATGCGAACTAAATGTCCAACATAATCTCGGCTTTCTTTTTCTTCTTCTTCCATAAAAGTAAAGATTCTTGTCTAATACTAGCATTTTAGCTATGTTTGGAAAGTAACACATATTTATTCCATGTATAAAATTTTAAAACCAATTTTAATGACCTTTTTAACAACAACTGCTGTTAAAAGATTGGTCGTAGATTTATTAAAATCAATCGCTAAACAAACTACAAATACACTTGATGATAAGGCAGTTGCAATTTTAGAAAAACAACTTTTTCCCCCAGCATGAAAATAACTAAATTTCTCAACATTGACATAGAACCAGCACCTTTAGAAATGAAGTTAGATGTTGAAATGCGTTGTAGAGAAATAATGGCAAGTGATGAGATAAATGATATAAAAAAATATTGTACACATCTTGTGAGGCATAAATTAGAACAAGATGTATTTTTAGCTTCTATGTTAAATAGATTGATTGAACTGGAAGCTGCTGCTGTAGTTAAAGAAATAAGAAAAGAAAAGAAAACTAATCCGATAAAGAAGTTTTTTCGTATTCTTTAATCTCTTCTTCAGTAAAATCTTTAATAAATAATTTATCAATTCTGTCAATTTCATAATTAAATTTAAGAATTGCAGTTCTTATATGTTCTGTAACCCAACGACCCTCTTCATAAACTACTTGAGCTTTACCATTATCTTTTATAAAAACATAATGATCCATCCCTTTCATTTGAATTTCTAAAAAATTCTTTTCTAAGTTTTTACGTCTAATTTGTTTTAGCTTGCGTAATTTGATTACAGAAGGATTAACACTCATTTTTGATAACCAGTAGGAGGTGGTGCAAGCCAAAAGCGTACACCATTTATTATTTTAAAATGAATATTTAAGTTAGGATCTAATATTAAATATTCTTTTTGTTTACTTTTAAAAAGGTAGTTCATCTGTTGTTGGTACATCCTCTATCTTTTGTGGATTAATGTTACCAAATAATCCGTACTGCCCATCCATGCCTTTAGCGTTGACATATATACATTGAGTTTTAACTTTTTCTTTCTTTTTAAAGTCATAAACTTCACCTTGTTTTTGTTTGGTATAGCTTAGTGCTTTTAAATGATCTATGAATTGATTGAGAGAGTCAACTGGTATTGTGAGAGTCAACACTTTTGCATCATCATCATCATTAAATCTATCTTCTCCTATTGACCATTTAATAGGTAAAGAAAGTGCTGGATTAAAGTCAGCCATAATTAAAAAAATCTTTTAGTAAATTGTTTAGAAATAAATTTATAGAGAGATTGTTCGACTTACAATGCTCTCTGATTAAAGAAGCAAGATCATCATTGGTACGCACCCCAAATACGTTTCTGTTCCAATTTTTACGTTGATCTGCTCGTCTTTGTTCAAGTTGTCTCATAATCTCTTGACCAGAGAACTCAGCTTCTTCAGTTGTCATTAATCGTCAGCTATCTTTGATATAGCATGACTTAGAAACTCACCATGTCTAGCTTCTGTAATGAATCCTGTAAGTTTTGGAACTTTAAACTCTTTAATAAAGGAAGCAGCAATTTCTTTTGCCTTATCAGGATTAGTTTTCATTAACTCCTTAAGCTGATCTGTGATAAGAGTTCTAGCTTCAGTAGTTATTGGGGGATTTGATTCAGCTTGCTTTGATACAGGCTCAAGTTTTTGATTAGGTTTGGTATGAGTTCTATCAGTACCTTTCTCTTTAGCTGGTGGTTCAGTAAGAGCTACAGCATCATCATCATGTTCTGATCCGATACCATAAGCAGCAGCAAGAGCATATCTACGAGAATAGGTAATAGCTATTCCTAGATCGTGATAGACATTATTACCACTTAATTCTCTAAGAGGTAATTTACTTTCAAGTTTTTCGTTCTTGAAATATAAAGTGGTAATTAAAACTGTAAGAGTTTTACCATCTTCAAGAGGAAGGTAATCAAAAGTTTGTGTATGAGATATACCAAGTTCAGTTGCAGGTTGAAGTGCTTTTAAAACATCTTCCAGCAAAGAGTAGGTACGAGGTTGTGGAAATTTTGCCTTACCATTTTTATCAGCAGCTTTTACTTGCGATTGAAAAATAGCAAGAGCTTCAGATAATGTCTGAGGCTTTTCTTTTGTGGTCATTAGTTTAATGTACTAAACTATTTAATTATATACCTTATATAATGTTTACTGCAAGGCAGCCTGTAACAAAGTGTTGAATTGTTCTGGGGTCAACACCATACGCCATTGTCCTCCTCTAAACCTAACCATGCTTGCAACAAAGTCTACACCTGCATTTTCTCTTTGCACTTCAACTTCTCTAGGCTTAACAAGACAGGCTTGAGATTTATCTTTCCAATCTGCCACCTGTATCACGCAGTTAGGTACACCATGAATATCTCCTACATCACCAGGAATCCCTGCTGATAAATTTCTTTGACATTCAAAACCAGTAACTTCTGTTAAAAGTTCTGCTGCTTCTCTTTCAGCTTTATCTCCTTTTCGCTTCTGTGGGTTAGTCATCCTTGTAAATCTGCTATACGTTTATCTAACTCTTGTATTCTCAAACAATACTCCGCATCACTTATTTGTTGTTGAAACCATAAGTCTCCAAGATGGCCCACTTCATTATGCAGTTTTGCAATTAAATATTTTTTTCTTCTATTAAGTTCTCTATAAAAACATTTCATCTTTTTTTACCCCATTTCTTCATAACCTTATTTTTAAGCTGTTCTTTCTTTTGTCTTGTAATTGTTAAAAAACAATCATCAAGTTCATCTACTAGGCCATCAAATTCAGCCTGATTTGACATTTCCAATGATCTTTGAAAATTAACAATAGATGCCCTGATAAGTTTTAAATCATGTCCTGAGACATCAAGTATATATCTCATTCTTTACCCCAATCCATATCTTCATCTGGTATCTCTTCCCATTTACCATTTTTTCTGATCTTTGGATTGCCGTTACTATATGGATCTATCCACATATCTCCATCTGGTATATCATCTGGTTTTGCTAGATTCCATACATTTGGTAAATTATTTTTAGTCATTGTTTTAACTCCTCCATTAGATCAGTAATCTGTTCTTTGGTATAGCCAAACTGGTCTATAAGTTTGTTATATGAAAAGTATCTGACTTTTCCATTTTTTGAGAATAAACCAGTTACTAATTCACTTTCATAACTTGGTGTAACCCATTTAGGTTTAATCTTTAATCTTTTGCACCATTCATCATTCTCATTAGGAACAAAATATTCATAAACTGTTTCAGAATCAGGGTCATAAAAGATTTGACCTTTGTATGGATTACTTGGAAATTGTGGCATTAAAATAACTCCTGTTTTGATTCAAACTTTGTCCATGCTTCCTGCCATGCAGCTTCGCATCTTTCAGTAGGTTGGTCATTATTTAGAATACACCTACCTTCATAAGCCCAGATCGTATTACATACATCTGGTACTAATCCATAGTTTAATTTCAACATTTCAATGTAACAACCAAGTTGCTTATCAGTTGAATAAGGTTCTTTCCAGTATTGTTTTACAACAGTATTTTCATCAGGATAAAAAAGATCTTCTATTTCAATCATTCCTTCTTTAAATCGTTTTCTAATATCATATTTAGAATTACCTTTGGTCTTTAAATCAATAAGCCTAATCTTTTTAGCTTTAGTATCATATCCAAGTAAATCAAGCTGACCACCAACTGATTTATCTGGTATAGACATCATAAGTTCAACAGCCATTGGCTCAAAATGTGTAAACAGTTCATGGTCTAACAATGGTGTAACCCATGGTTCATAATCTCCTACATCAATATCTCCACTACCAAGCATTTTCTCCTGGAGACATTCATGTACCTTTTCTCCTCTGGGTTGCCAGATATATCTATAGGCTTCAATATTTTCTTTAGCTTCTTCTGTCAGTTCATTACAAACTTCAGTTGTAGAAAAAGCAAGCCATCTTTCATTAGTTTCATCATAATATTTATGACGTTCTTGATCTCTGAAGATAGCGAGTGGTTTTAATAACTCCACAGTTTTCATTTGTTGCCCTCCATCATTTCTTTAGCAGTTTTGCCAAGTTCAGCAAGTGTAGGTGGCATTGGTTCTGGTTTAAATATTTTTGGTTGATGTTGTGGCTCTTCTGGTTTGTAGGATTGCTTCAATGGAAATAAATCCTTCCAGCCACCTGCTATAGCGTTCTCAAGAGCTTGTTTTCTATCTTGTGTAGGAAATGACCTTAACTTGTTAAAGATGCGGTTAGCAACGCTTGTAGAGCAAGTTCCTTTATTTTTATATCTGATACTCCACCATTCAACCAGAAGATCAGCATAATTTTTCAGATCATCAGGTATTAAATCTGCTGTGATTGTTGGAGAACTGAAAACATCTGTAGATAATACAGGAGCAGTTTTTCTTCTGGACTTGGTTTTCATGTCCTTTCTAATTAAGATTCTAAGATAAGCTGACCTTGAAGTTTCTTCATCTCTGTTCTGATCGAGCCATTCAATGAGGTCTGGATCAAGAAACATGGTAATTTTGGTTTTTGCCATTCATACTGACTAACTATTATTTATTATTAGAGCATGACATTAGATGTGTCAAGAGGTTGTTACTGATGCTATATAATTAAATTCTTGCAAAACCCATTCATTATATTAATATAAGTATATATAATATAATTATCTATATATAACTACTTATATATCTATAAAAAAAATATATATAATATTATATATTCTTTTTCTTTTGCTTCTTTTCTTTTTCTTAATATCGCCATTCATTACCAGGTTATGACTATGTGATATACTACTTATGTATATCGCCATTCATTATGAACAAAAACTTACAAAGAATCTGTGTAGCTGTTGATGTAGACGAATATGAAGAGCTAAAAAAATTTTCAAAATCTGGTTTATCTACAGGATTTTTAATTAGAGAAGCTATACATGATTTATTAGTAAAACTTAGAAAAGATTAATTTATTCTTTAACCTTCAATAATCATAATCTATTTGGTCATCACTAGGTTCAACTATTTCTTCAAATCTTTTTTTAGCTTCCTCTTCTATTTCTGGTATAACACCAGTATCAGAATTTTGTTCAAGTTCATATAATTCATCATCAGTAAGTTTATGTTCTTTACGATAATCTTCCCATGCTTCATCATATAATCTTTCTAAAATTTCATCATTATCTGGTTCTGGAAATCTCCAGTTAATTGCATTTTCTTCTCTTTGACTATCTAGTGCAGCCTGATGTTTGTGTAAAAATGAATCAGCATAATAATTCATTAGTTTTCACCCTCCCACTCTAATTCAAAGTCTAATTGTAATGGTTCGATTTCAACACCTTCATAATCAAAGAAGTCATCACCATACTTTTCTCTATTTTCTGGTGTATCAAGTTCTTTAAGATTTTGGATTTGGTCATTGTACATATAACCACAATCCCAAAAAACATCATCTAAAGATACATCATTAATAGTTTTACCATCAATAAGAAATTGTGGACTGAAACCATAGGCATCTATGAAATTATCCCAATCGTCACCACAACCTTCAAATCTCCAATTACAATAGAGTGATCTATTGATTACCATTTTTTGAATTTTATTTGGTTTAGTCATTAATTTTCCTCCTCGATAATGTCATAGATTTCGCCAACTTCCCAACTATCATCAGCAGGTTGTTCGCCATTGTCTGTAATAACGTAGAAGTGACCTATTTTATTTTCTAATTTTTCTCTAGCTTCCTCTTCAGAGTTAGCATCAACACAAATGATTCCTGTTTGTGTAACAGTAAATTGATAATCAGCCATTACTCCCACTCCACATAATAAGTTTCACTTGGTGCGGAAATTTCATAAAAATCTCCATCATCATCATCATCATCACAATCACAATATTCATCTTTAAATTCTTGTGATAGTTCTTCTGAGTTAAGTACACATTGACGTGGAATCATGTCAGCTTCCTCTACCAGTTCATCTAAACTAATAGTGGCTTCATTTTGATTACTTAATTTGTCTTGGATTAATTCAACGGCACTTTGCCAATCTTCTTCATAGTCTCCATATTTCCATTGTAGGAAAGCTGCTCTATCGAGCAAAAGTCTTTGTTTTTTCATAACAATTTTGTATTTTGGAAAGTCTGGACTTACATAGTAATGTGTGCGTATGCGACCTAAAGGTCTAGCCACCTAATGCCAGTTAATTAATAAGTGATTCTCATGAGAATTTCTCATGTAATTTTGAATAGATAGAATCAAAAGATTCTCTATCTTGATTTGTAAAACAATCATCATTTATATAATCAATCATGTAAGTAAATACATCATTTAATAATTCAGATTCTTGTTTAGTTAGTTTTAAATTTTTCATAGTTTTTTTAAATCTTTTTTTAATTTAGTTATCTTTGTTAAGACATTTACTTTTTCTTCAATAGTTAAATCTTTTAATTTTTTCATACATTTTTCTATTTCACTTTCAACTGTTTCTTTATAAGATTTTATCTCTAAAGCATTATGTATATCTGGTACAACTAATTCATTATAAATTCTGTTATACCATCTATTAGCAGTTGATGTAGATATTTTAAAATGTGATTCA